GACATCCACCGGATACCTCCCCCCGGAGCCGGGGCCGCCCGGTATGATCCGGGGCGGCCCGGACCTGGCGCCAGTACCGCCGGGTCCGGCCGATCCGTCCTGGGAGCGGGCCCCATGGGTGGACCGGAACGTACCCCCGGACGCAACCTGGCCCCGCCTCATGACCGGCCCGCACCCCCAGGCGGTCGGGAGCTACGGCCCCGAGCTGGTGGCCTGGTCCGAGGCCCGAGGGGTCAAGCTCCGCTGGTGGCAACGCCTGGTGGTGGCCCGGGTCCTGGAGCATGACCCCGACGGGGCCCTGGTCTGGAGCTGGTGGATCGAGTCCACCGCCCGCCAGGTGGGCAAGAGCTTTGGCCTCCGGGAGCTACTCCTGTGGCGGGTCCACCAGGCCGACCGTTTCGGGGAGCCCCAGCTGGTCCTCCACACGGGGAAGGACCTCCCGGTCTGTCGGGAGGTCCAGCGGCCCGCCCGGGCCTGGGCCCGCCAACAGGGTGGGTACACGGTCCGGGAGACCAACGGGATGGAGGAGCTGGAGACCCCCGACGGCTCCCGCTGGCTCATCCGGGGCCGGACCTCGGTCTACGGCTACTCCGCCTCCCTCGGGGTGGTCGATGAGGCCTGGAAAGTGGCCCCCGAGGTGGTGGAGGACGGCCTGGAGCCGACGATGGCCGAGCGGGCCTCATCCCAGCTCGGGCTCCTGTCCACGGCCCACCGGATGGCCACCCCCCTGGTCCCGGTCCGCCGCGCAGCTGCCATGGCCCAGCTGGCCGAGCCCCAGGACACGCTCCTCATCGAGTGGTCGGCCCCGCCCGGCGCCGAGCTGACGGACCGGGCCGCCTGGCGCCAGGCCTCCCCGTACTGGAGTCCCCGGCGGGAACGGCTCATTGCGGCCCAGCACACGCGGGCCCTGGAGGCGGGCCCCTCGGAGGACCCCGATGAGCCGGACCCGGTGGAGGCCTTCCGGTCCCAATGGCTCAATATCTGGGCGGTCCGCCAGGAGGCCCCCGGTAGGGTGGAGGCCCTGGTGGAGCCCGAGGCCTGGGCCGCCGCCATTGGGCTGGCGGCGGCCCCCTCGGGACCCCTGGTGATCGCCCTGGAGGACAACTACGGGCGGGGCGCGGCGGCTTGCGCGGCCGCCCGCCTCCCGGACGGGCGGGTCCTGGTCTGGGGACAGGCCGGGGCCACCAGGGCCGAGGTCATCGGCTGGGCGGAGCTGAGGGCCACCGAGGCCCGAGGCTCCCACCTCCTGTCCGGTCCGAGCCTGGCCGATGAGCCCAGCCTGGCGGCCATCCCGGTGGCCGACAGGCGGGCCGTCGGCTCCGCCCAGCTCCGGGCGGGCCTGGCCACCCTCCGGGAGCTGGTGAGGACCGGCCGCCTGGTCCATGACGGCGGTCCCGAGCTGACCGCCCAAGCCCTGGCGGCCAAGGTCACCACCAGCCCCGGGGGCGGCCTCGGCCTGGCCGGGGCCAGTCGAGCCGACCTCATCCGGGCCGCCGCCTGGGCGGTCGGCGGCCTCATGCGGCCTGGGGAGGCTCCCCCTCGGCCGTTTGTGATCCGATAGTGCCCGCCTGTTCGGTATGCCTGGCGGGCCCGCACGTTTCGAGCTCGCCACCCGGGAGGCTGTAATGCGGACTGACGTTGACACGTCCAGGAATGGGTCCACCATGGCGGCCAGGGCCGCCGCCTCCCCCCACGGCGGACCTACGGGTGTCCCGGGGGCGGACCAGGGTAGGGCCTGGCCGCCCCCACCCCACGCCCAGACCGGGGGACCGGGAGCCCTACGCCCGATGATCGACCAGCCCCCCGCGATCCGGGGCGGCCACGTCAAGTCATCCGCCGAGGAGCGGGCCGCCATCCGCCACGACTACGTGGAGGGGGCCCACACCCGCCACGGCTCGGACGGCCGCCTCTACCGCCTGTGCCGGGTCTGTGACCTCCCGGCCAACGCGGGCCGCCACCGTCCCGAGGAGACCGTGGCCGCCGCCCAGGTCAAACGCCTGGCCACCTGGTCGGCCAAGCGCGCCCCTCGGGCCTCCGACCCCCTACGGTCGGGGGCCCGGCCCCTCCCCGCCCTGGCCCTGGTGGAGGCGCCCACCGCCCCGGAGGCGCCGACCCCCAAGCTGGCGCCATCGACGGGGCGGCGGAGGAGCATACGGCCGGACGCCATCCCGATGGAATACCTCCAGCTGGCCCTGTCGATTGACCGGCTCCTGAGCCTCCCGGCCGACGCCATCCCCTGGCGCCTCCGCCTCCGCCTGGCCGACATCCGGGGCCTCCTGGAGGTCCCCACCTTCCCCGCCCTGACGGCCGACTACACCCCGGTGGCGGACCCGACCCCGGAGGTGGTCCTGGAGGCCCGGCCGGACCTCAGCTACCACGCCCCGGCGGCCCCGGCCACCCAGACCCGGGGCATCCTCCGGGGCATCCGCTCGGACCGGATCAAGCGGCTGGCCACCAGGGCCCAGGAGGACGGCTGGGACGTGTCCCTGACCGGCTCGGGCCACCTCCGCCTGGCCAAGGGCTCCCAGGTCATCATCGGATCGACCACGGCCGAGACCGGCTCGGGCCACGGCTGGGGCAACCTCCGGGCCCAGGCCAAGCGGGCCGGGCTCAATGTGGACGGCCTGTGACCGCCCGCCGGGGCATCCCCGGGTCTGACATCCGGGTGGGCTCGGGAACCGGGATTGCCTCCCAGACCGACGGCCGCATGGTCCCCCTGGTGACCCTGACCGTGGAGGTGGAGGGGGAGGCCGTGACCGCCTACGTCCCGCCCGCCAAGGCCCGATCCATCGGCCTGGACCTCATTGCGGCGGCGGCCCACGCGGCGGCCGACACCGCCATCCGGGGGCTGGCCCGGGACCAGGGCCTGGACGGGGACGGGCTGGTCCTGGAGTTTCGCGCCAGGGCGGACATTCCGCCCGATGAGGGCTTGTGACCTGGGAGGTGGTCAAGGTCTCCGACCTCCGGGCCCGGGCCCTCCGGGACCGCCACTACACGACCAAGCGGCCAGGTGGCGCCACCGTCGGACCCCCGGGGCGCCGCCTGGTCCTGGTCACCCCCGACGGCCTGGCCGCCTGGATCACCCACCACCCCGATCCCCGCTTGGTCCTGGACCGGGTGGACGCCTGGCGGTGCACCCTGTTCCGCAATGAGGGCCCCCGCCTGTCCTCCGAGCTGGTCCGGGAGGCCATGGCCCTCACCGCCCAGGTCTGGGCCGACCACCCGCCGACCGCCGGATGGCTCACCTACGTGTGGCCCGCCAAGCTCCGCTCCACCAACCCTGGGTACTGTTTCCTGGCCGCCGGGTGGCACCGGGACCCGAGCTGGCGGGACCCCACCGGCCGCCTCATCCGGCTCCGCGCGGAGCTCCCGGCGGGTTGACCAGGCGCCTATGCTCCCGCCGTGGCAATGGTCCCTTGGGCGGGGTCCGGCCTGGCACCCTACGCCACCCAGCCGTGGAACCGGGTGATGATCCCGGACCCCGCCGCCGTCACCCCATCCACGCCCTTTGCGGTCTGGGATGTGCAGTCGGCCCTGCGTATCCCGTCGGTGAGCCGTGCCACGGCCCTCTACTCCGGGCTCATCCGCCAATGCGCCATGGACGCCTGGCGGGGGATCGACCCCCTGGAGCGGCCTCGGCTCCTGGACCGCCCTGACCCGACCGGCTCCCGGTCCTGGTTCGTCGGGGTCCAGGTGGAGGACTACCTGTGGCACGGCAACGCCCTGTGTCTCATCACCGCCGTCAACGCGGAGGGCTGGCCTGCCCAGGTCATGTGGGTCCCGGCGGCCACGGCGGCCATGGCCTGGACGCCCGAGGACGGCCTGAGCTACTGGTGGGGTGACCGCAAGCTCCCCCTGGAGCGGGTGGTCCATATCAAGCGGTCGGCCGACCGCTGGCGGCCCTGGCGCGGTGTCGGGGTGATCGAGCAACACCTGGGAACCCTGGACCGGGTGGCCATGGAGGAGGAGTACGAGCGGACCTCCCTGGTCGGGGCGGGGGTCCCCTCGGTGGCCATCGTGGCGCCCAACCCGGCCCTGTCCCAGGCGGAGGCCGATGAGGGCAAGCTGGCCTGGATGGGCAAGTTTGCGGGGCCCGTCCGGGAGCCCGCCATCCTGCCCTACGGGACCACGGTGACGCCCCTGGGCTGGAGCCCGTCGGACTCCCAGATGGTGGAGGCCCGCAAGCTGTCCCTGGTGGACGTGGCCAACGCCTTCAACCTGGACGGCTACTGGCTCGGGGCCGAGATGCGGGGCCTGACCTACCGCTCCCCGGGGCCCCTCTACCTGGGGCTCCTGCGGACCAGCCTGGAGCCGGTCCTGGCGGACTTTGAGCAAGGCTGGGCGGACGCCTGGCTCCCCCGGGGCCAGTCGATCCGGTTTGACCGCCTCCAGCTCACCCGGGATGACTTCTCCACCACCGTGGACGCCCTGACCAAGGCCATTGCCCCGCCACAGTCCGATCCGACCGTCCAGCCGCTCCTGTCCCCCGAGGAGGCCCGGGCCTACCTGGCCCTCCCGCCCGACCAGGCCCGGGCGGTCCTCCATCCGGTGGACACCCCGCCCCAGGAGGCCGTGCCATGACCCGAGACCGCCAGACCGTCCTGTATGAGGCCGTCCTGGAGCCGATCCACCGGACCGACGCCTACACCGAGCTGCGGGGCCGGGCCGTCCCCTACGGGGCCTGGGCCAACCGGGGTTGGTTCCTGGAGTCCGTCCAGGCCGGGTGTTTCGACAAGAGCCTGGACGAAAACGGGACCATGGGCCTCCCCCTCCACCTGTTCCATGACTCGGACACCTTCCCCGTCGGGGTGAGCGTGGAGTGGGACCGCAAGAAAACGGCCCTGGATGGGGTCTGGCGGCTGGACAGCTCCCCCGAGGCCCAGCGGGCCGCCCAGCTGGCGGCCGACGGGCTCCTGGCCTACATGAGCGTGGGCCACGCCCCGATCCGCTCCACCTGGGACATGATCGACCCCGGGGACTGGAACCCCGACCTCGGCCCGGATCACATGGACCGCCTGACCCGGGTGGAGTCCCGCCTGGTGGAGGTCTCCCTGGTGACGGTCCCGGCCTTCCCCCAGGCCCAGGTCCTGTCGGTAGCCTCGGCCCAGCGGGACCCCGAGCTGGCCCGCCGTCGGGCCATCGTCCGGCCGAGCCTCCGGGCCTGGCAGGGCTGGCGGGCCACGGTCGGATGACGGCCCTGCGGGCCTACCTCCGCTGGGCCCGCTGGTCCCTCTACGCCCGGTGGCTCCGCTGGCGGGAGTCCCCCCATGACCGCTGGCGCCGCCTGGGCGCAGCTGCGCGGGACACCGAGGACCCGGAGCGGTCCGACCGGCTCGGGGACGGCCTCTAGGCGCATCCCGAGCGGGCGGGATCTAAACCTAGCCCGCACTTGACGCCCGCCCGATCCTGACCGCGTACCTCCGCGCCGACCATGGCGCCGGGGCCCGCGCCGGACCGTCCACGGCTCCACCCGGACCCCACCCCACGGTCACCCGGACCACACAACCCCTGTGTCCGAGGTGTCTCCCGATGGGTAACGCAGTCCTGGACCGCAAGCGGTCCGAGCGGGCCGATCAGCTGGCCTTTGTCGATGAGCTACTGGCCAAGGTGGAGGCCGACGGCGGCCGAGACCTGGTGGACGCGGAGATCAAGAACCTGGCCGCCGCGCGGGAGCGGGTCCAGGAGCTGGACTCCCAGATCGGGCCCCTGGAGGAGCATGAGGCCATGCGGGCCCGCCACCAGGAGGCGGCGGCCGCCTACACCCCGACGCCCGGCGGCCGACCGGCGCCGCTCGGAGCTCCCGGCGGGCCCACGCCCTGGTCCTCGGCCGGGGCCTACGTGGTCGATCACCTCCGGGCCCACGGCTACATGGCCGACGGCCACGGCGGCCGCCTCCCGGCCGACACCGAGGCCCGGGCCCGGATCACCTACGCCCTCCAGAACAACCTGACCTCCGACATCCCCGGCATCCTCCCGGAGCCCATCGTGGGCTCGGTGGTGTCCCTGGTCGATGCCTCCCGGCCGCTCATCACCAGCATCGGCGGGGCCAAGCCGATGGGCGGTATCCCCGGCAAAACGTTCTCCCGGCCGAAGGTGACCCAGCACACCCTGGCGGGCCCTCAGACCGCCGAGAAAACCGAGCTGCCCAGCCGCAAGCTCATCATCGGGGATGTCCCGTTCTCCAAGATCACCAAGGGCGGGGCGGTGGACGTGTCCCGCCAGTCCATCGACTGGTCCAGCCCGGCGGCCTGGGACATCCTCATCCGGGACCTGGCCGACAGCTACGCCATCGACACCGAGGAGGAGGCGGCGGCCGCCTTTGCGGCCCAGGCCGACGACACCAACGCGGCCTCCGCCGTGGCCACCGACGACCTCAAAGGCTGGTCGGAGGCCATGTACGCGGCCGCTGGCAAGGTCTACGCCTCGGCCCGGCGCCTCCCCGACCGTATCTGGATCAGCACCGATGTCTGGGGCTCCACCGGGCCCCTGTTCGACACGGCCTGTTGCCAGCCGGTCCAGGGCTCCAGCTCCTTTGCCTCCTTCACAGGGAACATGTGGAGCGTGCCCCGGATCGTGGTCCCGTCCTT